TAGATGAGAACAACATTGTTCTCCGTGTACTCGTTGGAAATAACAGCGAGCCAGATGAAGGCGAAGCCTTTATGAATAGTCTTGGTGGTACTTGGGTCAAGACCTCATATAACGGCACAATCCGCAAGAATTATGCGGGAGCGGGAATGGAGTATCGCGAAGATCTCGATGCTTTCGTGCCTATCAAGTGCCACGATGTTGCAGTTCTTGATGAAACAACCGCTCGCTGGACTTGCGAAGATCCAACTCACACAATCATCATAGGAGAAGAATAATGTCAGATGTACCTAAGAAACTTGTTGTTGATGTAGCCGCTGGCACATCTCAATACATTGATCTAACACCCGAAGAAATCCAACAGAATGAACTTGATGCTATTGCAGCAGCAACCGCAAAGGCAGAAGCAGACGCAGAAGCAGAGGCTCGCGAAGCCCTCAAAGTCTCTGCTCGCGCTAAACTTATCTCGGGTGAGCCACTTACAGAAGAAGAAGCAGCAGTTCTCGTAATTTAATCAATCGGTAGGAGTATAAAATGGCAGGAACAACGACAAAAGGTTTACGCTACCCAACAGCGTCAGACACCCCTGCCATTCATACCGATTTTCTTAATTTGGCAACAGATGTAGATACCGAACTCAACGATTATGCGCTTTTGGCTTCCCCAGTATTCACAGGGAATCCAACAGTTCCAACTGGAGTGATTTTTGAAGGTGCTACGGCAGACGCATATGAAACGACTCTTACAGTTGTAGATCCGACTGCTGACCGCACAATCACCTTACCGAATGTCACTGGAACAGTAGTTACCACAGGCGACACAGGCACGGTAAGCGCGGGAATGTTGGCAGAAACATACCAAACCACAGCAGCAGCAGCGACAGCGGCTACAACGGCTCAAGACTTCGCGAGAGCGACAGGACTTATGCTCGGAGGTATGTAATGGGATTTACCTATGTAGATCCAAGTTCAGGGAATCGCGATAAAGTTCGCTTCTTAATTCAAGACACCGCTTCAAGTGACTTTCATTTGCATGACGAAGAAATCGCATATCTTTTGACTACTTGGAACAGTAATGTTTATGATGCAGCGATCGCAGGAGCAGAAATAATCGCAGGAAGATATGCTCATAAAACCAACTACTCAAGAAGTGTTGGCGATTTGTCTATCTCCGAACAATATGGAGCGTCAGCGGTTGAGTTTCGTGCGCTCGCAGATACTTTGCGCAGACAAAAAAATCTTTTGTATCCTCCGACAGTTAAGTTCAACTCTCAAGCGATCGTGGCAACAGCCGATAAACTTGTTCAGACCTATAAGTCCGATTTCTCTACAGGGATGATGGATAACACTCTCTAAGGAGGAATCATGTCGTATGTAATAGGTTCGCCTAGTCATTGGACGAGGGATATGACCGACTCGGTAACGGTCTATAAAGCCAGTAGCCGTAATGAATATGGAAAATATACGACCGCTGCAAATGGAACAACTTATGCTTGCAGGATCATGGCAGAAGTAAGCCGAACACGCGATACCGAAGGCAAGCAAGTTGTCGAAGGCGGTTCGTTGATTATTCTCAACGATGCAGATATCGCTATCAATGATCGCTTAGTTCTCAGCGCAAGTAGCGAACCCCTAGTGATAGGTGTTGATAAGGTTACTTACAGTGCGAATGGAACGACAGCGGTTCATCACACAGTAGTTAGATTCGGTCGCTCATAATGGCTTCAATTTCAGTTGAGTTCAAAAATATGAACCGTTTGGTCAAACTTTTGACCGAAGGTGGGGCGGGTGCGCGTCAAGCCCTACGCCAATCCTTGTACCGTGAAGGCGCGTTGGCTTTTGCTGATTCCCAACAAGAAGTTCCCGTTGATACCGCTATGTTGCGCAACTCAGGTCAGGCTTATGGGATTCAAGTAAAAGAGTCCCCGAATGAAATTGTTATCACTCTTGGATACGGTGGAGTAGCAGCCCCTTATGCCTTGATCGTGCATGAAGATTTGAACGCCCGCCATAACTCTCCAACTAAAGCCAAGTACCTCGAAGATCCTGTTAAGCGTCGTGTAAACGGTATGAGCAGTAGAATAGTTGACTCAATAGACAAAGCGTTAAGGAGTATCTAGTGCCTACTACATCCACCATTCTTGAAGCGGTTGGTTCTCATATTGACGCCAATAATGCGACTTTGACGCTTGGAACTAATATCACCTATGGCTATATGCCAGAAACCCCAGATTTGTGTGTAGCAGTGTACGAATATCAAGGTCAAGCCCCTATGGAAACCTTTGGATCAGCGGCGTTCGAGGTTGATCGCCCATCGGTACAGGTCGTGGTTCGCGCTGCTAAAGATGACTATCCAGCAGCCCGAAACCTTGCACAAGACTTGCGAATCCTCCTTGCTGGTGTAAGTGACACTACAATTAACGGCTTGCGTGTCGTTCGCCTTGCTTCTAATGGTTCTCTCCTACCATTGGGCAGTGATGACTTGGATCGTCCAAGAATCGCGTTCAACCTTGATTGCTTCGTGGATGCGTAGCAGTGGAGGAAGAAAAGCCTAAAGACCCTTATGGTCGTGGGGAGAAGCATGACGAGTTCCCGAAATGTTGGCGGTGCGAAAGAATCCTCGCGGAGTACCTCACGCGTCCGTGGAAACTTAACTGCCAAAGGTGTAAAGCAACCAATAAGTCCCAGTAGGTCAGCAGCGGAAGCCCTGAGTGCTGCTTTAGATGACATTGAGATCAAGCATGGCACGGGAGTCCCCTGTGCCATTTATCGTTTATGCAAGGTTTTGCCAAAAGATGTATCCGAGAAGGTCTTGATGACCATTGATACCTCTGATCACACAGCAGTTCAAATTGCTTTGACGCTCGACAAGTTCCGAGATGACACGGGAATCCGAATTACCTCGTGGATCGTGCAAAAACACCGCCGTAGATTGCGCAACATAACGACAGGTTGTTCTTGTATCAGAGAAACAGGAAAAGCATGAACCTAGACGGTATGGATGAGGCACTTGACAGGCTTTTAGAGCCAGTTGAATCAGACCCAATCCCTAACCCGTCTCTCAAGCCAAAATCAGCACAGTGGCTTCCTGGAGTTGTTTGGGACGGCTCGGAAGGAACTGTTACGACAAATGCAATCCCAATCGAGGAGTCGCCCGATTGGGATTCTGTTTTGCGTATTTGGGGGTTAGATCCAGCCAACTTCTCTGTAGTAGAGCCTGTTCTCTTTAACGCTTGGGGAAACCCCGAAGGAGTCCTTAATCGCCAATGGAAGGCGAAGGTAGTACGGAAAGGAACAGTAAAAGAACAAGCCGACATTTCGGACTTAGTAGATGAGATCAAAAAGCATAAGAAGCAACCACAGCCTCAATATGTAGGCGATGGTGTATTTTGCGTCGTTCTAGCCGATTGGCAGATGGGTAAGCCCGACGGCGATGGACTCAAAGGAACCGCGAAACGAATCCTTGATGGGATTAATTCAGTAGAAAACCGAGTCAAGGAACTCCGCCGAATAAAGCGTCCTTTGGGTAGATTGATTGTTCTTTGGACTGGAGATTCAGTTGAAGGATGTATCGGTCACTACGAACAACAGGTGTTCGGTGTCGAGTTAGACCGTAGAGATCAAGTAAAGATCGCGAGACGCTTGCTCCGAGATGCTCTAATGCGTTGGTCTAAATTGTTCGACGATGTTTCAGTTGTGGCAGTTGCAGGTAATCACGGAGAAAACCGAAATAGTTCAGGAAAGTCGTACACATCGCTCAACGATAATGATGATGTTGCGATAGTTGAACAGGTAGCCGAAATCTTAGGGTCGAACTCGGAGGCGTATGGTCATGTTAAGTTTGCGATTCCCAAAGATAAACTTGCTATCACGGTCGAATCGGCTGGATGGATTCTAGGAATCACTCACGGACATATCGCCAAAGTTTCAGGGGCTAGTCCCGAACTCAAGATCAAAAAATGGCTAGAAGGTCAGTCTTTTGGTCGTCAACCTATCGGTGATGCAGATGTAGTCGTGACTGGTCACTGGCACCATCTTCGAGCAGCAGATTGGGGCGGAGTTATGTGGCTTCAAGCCCCCGCTCTTGACGGAGGTTCGCTTTGGTGGAAGGAAATGACTGGAGCAACCGCAGAAACGGGTATTTTGACCTTTTGTATGTATCCCGAAAAACGAGTAGCAGATATGGCGGTGTTGTAATGGAACTCAGTGACCCAAGAGATATTGCGGCATATGCAGCGGATCTAGTTTCGCAGGACAGACATTTGGATTACGGTCATCCCCTAGATGACTTCACCCGAGCAGCAAAGATTTGGTCAGCAATCCTCGGAGTAGAAGTAACCGCCGAGCAAGTAAGTCTTTGTATGGTCGGAGTCAAGATTGCTCGCGAAGTTCACGCAACTAAATTGGACAATGCAGTAGATGGAATCGGCTATTGGCTAACCTTGCGGATGATCAAAGAAAAGCGAGCGGAGTTAGCGCGTTTAGACGAAGATCGAGCGTAAAGTGTTGTACAGTAGCGTCAATCGAGTCCAAAGAGACCCCGACCATGCTAGAACCCTTGAGGTCATATGGTACGGGGTTTGCTTGCCTAAAAAGGAGGCACAATGACCCAGTACCGAGCCGTGGTTGGTGTTGATTATCCGCCGAACAAGCGCGTTGAAGCAGGGGATCTAGTTAGCGACCTGCCAGAAAAAGATGTTAAGTGGTTGCTCTCCTCAGGGT